CGCACTTCTTAATGGGCTAATGGATGCCGATGGGCACTGTATGAAGAAAACAGGGAGTGTAGAGTATTCCACGACTAGTATCCGGCTCGCTAATGATGTGCGAAGGTTATGTCTTAGCCTCGGGTATGTAGCGAAGGTTTTCAGAAGAAAGACCTCGTGCGTTTATCTTGGAGAAAGAAAAGAATGCATCGCATATAGAGTCCGTATTATAGCCAATAATGCAAAAGAGTTGTTTTATCTTGACAGGAAGCGGGAGAATGCTGGGAGGGATAAGACAGGTACTGGATATGACGCGCTACGACATCTTGAATCTTATGAGTATGTCGGTAAGAAGCAATGCAGGTGTCTCCTTGTTTCTAACGAAGACCATTTGTATGTTACAAATGATTTTGTCGTAACGCATAACACATATGCTATGTTGATGAAGTTTCTGAAAGGAATGGACAAACCCGGGTTCTCCGGGCGTTTTATCTCAATGCGTCTTGCAGATTCCAAGAAAGGAACATCTATCTATCGTGATGCGATGGAGCTTCTGGGCAACTACTCCAACTGTGAGACTTCGTCCAGCGATTCCCCCACCTTCGCATGGCAGAAATGGAACTCCGCAATCCAGTTAATCCACAGCAACTTCAACATAGACAACCCGACCGAGTGGGATGACTTCAAGGAACTGGCGAAGAAAAACCAGGCAAGCCTTATCCAAGTGGATGAGGGAACGGCGATGACTTTCAAGATGTTCACCTACTGGATGAGCCGAAACAGGGACTCGTCTGGGATGAAACCTCAGATGACAATGTCTTTCAACGCCGAGTTTACGCACTGGACGACCCAACTCCTCCTGAACGCAGGATACATCAACCCCGAAACTTACTTTATCTATCCCGAGATGAACGGAGTGACGAAGTATATGTACTTTCAGGGGGATGATGTCAACGATGTCATCATAGGCGACACCCCAGAAGAGGTGGCCGCCTCTGCAGGGATTGTGCTGTCGGAGGCGGATAAAGCGGCGGGACTCTCAGTCAAGGATATGGTGAAGTCCTTCACGATGTTCACAGGAGAGGCCGCGGATAACAGGAAGTTGGTGGCCGCTACCGGGGGCGGCTCTGTAGCGAACCTCCACGCTGTCGGCAAGACCCAGAGGAATGTTCTGTACGGGGCATACTTCGGTCCACAGAACAACGAACGCTCCAGCGTGACGAAGCAGATGGTCTTAGACCTCGTGACCAATCCGATAAATGACGACGAGAATATGTACGCCACTATGGACTTGTCTGGGGCGGAGTCGGATTCCGATGTCTGCCAGATGGTTATCTGGAAGGGTCTTAGGATGATAGCCATTGAGTCCTACAAGGGCGATATGAAGGAGATTGTTCCTTGGATAGAGGGTAAGTTGGCGCAGTACAATGTGCCGATGAGCAATTTCGCCTTTGATGCCACGGGCATGGGATTCTTCCTCAAGAGTTACATCAACGCCAACCCTATAACAGCGAACAGGACCGCCATACAGGAATACGACGAACAAGGCAACCCCGTGACCTTTGAGCAGTACTTTAATATAAGGTCTCAGCTTCTGGGCAAGACAAAGGTGCTTTTTGAAACAGGGCAATTGAGCACAAACCTTGACCTCAACGACAAGTTTGCGTATGGAAAGAAAGGAGAGAAACGCTCACTGCGCGACATCCTTTTTGACGAAATAGACCTGTTCGTAGCAACAACCAAGAACAAGCGAATCTACTACCTCAGTAAGAACGAGTATAAATCTCGTCATCAGAAGAACTCCCCCGACTTGATGGACTCCATCTGTCTGAGGGCTTTTTTTGAACTTGACGCCAGACCGAAGAAACAGCCCGCGCCGGAGGTGGAGGAGGATGCTTACGAAGGATTATATCAGAATTATGGTTACGGACGCGTAGCCGTATGGGTTTAACATAAAATCGCGATTTTTGACCTATGAAGATTTCAAGTTATATCAATCCCGCCAAGAAACGCCCTTGGGTGAGAAGGGTTGCCGACTATTCTCCTGGCAGTGCGGGAAGAGGCTTCTCCTTGAAGACTATGACGCAGGACGACTTCCTTAACGAGGTCTGCCCCGCAGCGCATCCCATCAATTCCCCGATGATGTCCAGACGCCCGATATACGGACCCACTGGAGAGAAGGACAAGAACGGTAAGGATAAGTGGGCGATTGTCGGCTATGATGACATAGAAACTGTCGCAATCGGCAAACAGGAAGCGATAATAGGCAAGAAGATAGCCCACTTCGCAGGGGACGGCTTCTGGGTGTCCAACGAATCCGAGGATTCCGACAGGTTTTCCACACTGATGTCAAGATTTGACATGGCGGGGATAAAGACTGGATACATAGAGGCTGTAAGGGCGGCTTTTAGAACGGGCGATTCCGCAATCTATGTGTATCAAACCAACGACCCTGACGACCCCATTGACTATCAGGTCTACGACTACGAGCACGGCTCAACCCTCTTCCCAAGAGAGAGTTTTGACGGCAGGAAGACTTTGGCGAGGAAATATAAGTTTGACGGGCACGATGCCGTGGATATCTTCACTCCCGACACGATAGAGACTTGGATGATGCTTGATGAGGGGATGGAGGACTACAGGCAGCTCATTCCAGAGGGCACACCCATAGAGAAGAGTGAGGACGGGTACACCCTTGTCAAAAGGAAGGCGGCCCAGGCGGGCAGCAACCTCTGCCAGTGCATCTATTTCCGCGTGGATGACATCCCTACAGGACCAGCCCAACCAGCAATTGAAAAACTGGAGGATGCTAAGACCTATGTCGGAGAGCATCTTAAAGGCTCATCAATGCCTATCCTGTTTATGAAGGCGGAGAAGACCACCAGCCTCCCTCCATCCAATCTGGCGAACAAAATTGTCGGCGTGAAAGGAACGGCAGACGCTCTCGCTCACGCAGATATGAAGTTCGTCGCTCCGCCCGATGCCAGCAATATTGCTACATTCCATATCAACGGAGTTGAGCAGGACATAAGGGACACTTGTATGTCGGTCTTCATTGACCCCGAGGTCATCAAGCAGGGAAGCGACTCATCCACGACGATGAGAATTCTCTATGACCCTGAGATTCAGTGGGCTATGATTCACTGGCCGGAGTTTGAAAAATCCGTGAAGCAGTTGATGCTGGTCTTCAAGGCTCTGGTCGGAAAAGCCGAGGAGGATGTCACAGGTTTTGCCGCCCTCAAGATATCCATCGGTCAGCAGATTTATGTTCCTCAGAACAAGGCAGAGGCTCTCAAGATGGAACTGGATGCGGTTTATGGAAGAATCAAGTCCCGCAAGGCCGCCATCATTGACTCCGGCAATACCCATAAGGGCGATTATGAACAGGTGCAGAGAGAGTGGGAGGAGGAGTTGAAGATGAAAGCTGAAATCCCAGCAGAGGCGAAAGCGAAATACGGCACGAACGGAGATGGCGGGGAAGAGCCGAAGGATAACCCCGGAGATGTAAACAATCAGGCTCCAGGCAAGTCCATCCAGCAATAAAAAGAAAGAAGGGAGGAGCTCACGCCCGTCCCTTCAGAATAGTTCTTCCTTGGGTATTGATTAGATAAGACAAGGCAATTGTAACAAAATGTATGCCGAAATTATTTGTGTGATATTGAATTTTTGTTAAATTTGCCCGAAAGAGAATTTCTAATCTTACATATATGAAGAAAAAAATCCAAGATGCGTTGGAACTGGCTTATAAGGATAAGTTAGGGCTGACGGACAAAAAAGTCTATGCAAGGGTCGCTGCATTGGGCGAAACTTATGTAGCAAATGAAGAGGATATCCCTGCTTTTGTTGAAAGAGCGGAGGACATTCTTAAAGGATTTCAAGGTAAGGACGACCAGGGCAGAGCCCTCGCTGCGGCCAACGCGAAGATTGCTGAACTGGAAGCACAACTGAAGAATTCCGACAAGGGAGGAGACTCCGACGGAGATGACAGGGACGACGACAACGACGGCAAGCAAATCGACTGGAGAAAGACTCTGGACGAGGCTCTTGCAAAAGCAATCACCCCTCTCCAGCAGGAGCTTGCCACCCTCAAGGCCTCAACATCCGCAAAGGAGGCTCTCGCAAACGCCAAGACTTCTTTCTTCGGAGGCGACTACGCCAAGAAGTACAAGACGCAGGCAGACGACGCTTGGGAGCGTGCCGTTGAGATGAACGAGGCAACTGGGAGCAAGATGACCGCAGACGAACTAGTAGCCAAAGCGACAGGTTACTTCAACAAGAGCGTTTCTCGTCTTGGCGTTGACACATCCAAGCCATTCCAGGCTGATTCAGACGCTGAAGACAAGGACGGCACACTTGACTGGAGTGCCGAGAAGAAGAGGCTTCAGGACGAAGGTCGCCTCCCGAAAGACGCAAAATAAGTTTAACCCCAAAACCAATCAGAAATGAGCAATTACGGAAACGCTTTTTTCACTCCTGATTCCAAGCAGTATCCCGGCAGCGTGATGCCCGTGTGGCTTGAGGTTAAGGAGCGCAAGATTGCGGGCGGTACTTTCAGCCTTTCTGGCGTTGCAAAGGGTACAATCTACCCTGCAGGTATGCCCGTTCGTCTTGACAAGATGGGTGGTACTGTGACTCTGCTTCCTACCTTCAAGGTTACCGCAGCAGTTGATTCAGCCGCCACCACACTTGTGCTGAAGCCGGAGACCAACATCATTCCGGCTCAGAGTATGGTAGTAGGTAAGATGACCGCCGCTGGAACAGTAGCCAAGGCCATCACCCTTGGTGCCGCCACCGCCCTCACTGGCACCGACGCTGGCAAGTACCAGTTCACCATCACCGCCAACTCTCTCGGCACTCTCGCCGCAGGTGATATTCTCGTTATCGCTTCAGCGGCAGGCTCAAATCAGGCCGCCGTTCTTCCGAACGGACTGTCTTGGCGTCAGATTGTAGTAGATTCAGACAATGCCACCTATGCAACTGTAGGAGTTGTGACCAAGGGTCAGATTCTTGCAGACCGCATCCCTGCAATGCCCGACTTCTACAAGCAGGCAATCCCGGGTATCACATTTGAGTATGAACTTGACTAATTAGGAGGAAAGAATTATGAACAGATACAGTAACGGTTTCTATACCCTTATGGAGGAAGCTGGAATTCTTTCTTCCAAGAGTTTCAGCCTCTATGTAAGAGATGTCGTAGGTTTCGGTAATATCCAAGACCTCAATCTCGACGGGTTCTCCTGGGACCCCATCTCATCCCTCACCTTTGACTACGAGCAGCTGATTGCCAGCAATCGCCTCAAGGTGATGGCTACCTATGTTGACAAGGACTCCGAGGCCATCCCTCTGGGAACTGAAGGCTTCGAGACCATCCGTGGTGTCATCCCTCGCCAGAAGGCTCGTTTCCTCTGGGACGAGGACGACTATCGTAAGTATCTTGACGCTGTTTCCAAACTGGACTTCCAGAACACAACTGCAAAGCAGTATGCTCTTGACCTCCTCTTCAACGGACTCAGCGACATCAAGAACGCTCACGAACTGTCAATGACCTATCAGCGTGACCAGATGGTTTCCAACCGTGGACTCACTCTCAGCGCAGACAACAACCCTCGCGGTATCACAGGTCTTACCTTCACCGCAAGCGTTCCTGCCAGCAATGTGACCACTCTGGCAGGAAACTATCGCTGGTACACCAGTACCACCGACAAGGACAGCGACCACGAGGGCTCAAGTGCAGACCCTGTTAAGGACATCCGCACCATCGTACGCGCCATGAAGCGCAAGGGCTACACCAACATCATCCTTGAGGTTGATGAGCAGTCCTGGTACGACGACATGGACCACAGCAAGTGGCGCACCGCCATTGGCTATGAGCTCCGTCCCGACCTCGTACTCGCCGCAAGCAATGATGCCAACGCTCTTGCTGTCGGCAAGGCTGCTGGTGACGACGCCGTCCGCGTAGCATTCGCGAAGATAATCGGCATTCCTCTGGCAAACATCAAGTTCCGTCAGGGACTTGCAGCCGTTGAGAAACTGCAGGGCAAGGGTCCGGACGCCAAACTCCAGCGAGTTAGCTTCCGCACCTTCAACGCGAATACCTATGTGTTCTATCCTGCTGGTCCTCTTGGAACAATCAAGTCCGTTCTTCCCCTCGTGCCGGATTCATCCGCGATGTACGCCACCTTCTTCGGAGGCAAGGGTCTCATCCAGTATGAGTACGACGCCAAGGCAAAGGTTCAGGACTGGTGGTCAGAACTGACCGCTCTCTGCGTTCCTAACCGTCCTCAGGAGATGTACTATCTCATTACTTATTCCGCCTAAACTGAAGAGATATGACTGTTGAAGATTATCTGCGTAGTTTGGTCCCAGGTCTTGACCTGCAGGACAATGTTGTTGAGCGTTGTGCCCTCAGTCCGATTGAGGTAGCCCTTGAGCCACTGGAGTTAGACGACGAGGTTGACGCCGATTCAATGTCCGAAGAGGAATTCAGGATGCGTCTGGATTACGCTTCTTCAACAATCTACTATTCGGTGTTGGGAGTTTTCGCTGGCGGCGGTTATTCCGAGCAGGTCGGAGATGTCCGCGCTTCACGAGGGGGCTACACCATTACGATGGCAGACCGTGCGAGGTTCAAGTCTATGGGAGATGCCCTCAGA